TTTATCAACACGGCTAACATATTTCATAACATTGCCTTTGATGTAGCCATAAAACTCTTCTTTGCTCATCTTGGCTCTGATATATTCAATTGTTTCTATCCCACCTGACTTATAATGTTCAGGGTTAATACTATCACTCATTTCTTTAACTCCTTAATTATAGGTTGTTCTCTACTATCAAAACAATCCTTATTAGTTTTGACAAATACAAAGCTGTTTGGTGTCGCAGATTCAAACAACTTTCCCTTTTGACACTCATATTGAAAAGGCTGTTTAAACATCTCTTCTGTGTGTCCTAATAACATAGCTGTGATAATCACAGTAAAAAATCCTGTTGCTATAATATTCTTAAACATTTCTCCCCCTTTAATACATTTCATTAGTCTTTGCTCATACATTTTACATTTACCATTAACACTCTATTTAGTATAATTTAGCCACACTTCAAGTTAGACTTGTTAATACTCTCTAACGAATTAGTGAATCAACTTATGAAAGGAGATACACTATGTGGACTAAACCATCTGCAACAGAAATGCGTTTTGGCTTTGAAGTTACAATGTATGTAATGAACAAGTAAGCAAAAGGGGAATTTTACTTCCCCTTTTTTATTTTGTTTGCTTTCTTGGTTAGTTCTAGCCAACCCTCATGACTAAATGCACGAGGCTCTGTTACAAGCAACTCAATCAACACATTATCAATATTTGTAATGTATTCATTACGGTCTTTTAACGACATCATTTCAAAATCATCGCCTTTTAAACCACTTGCAACCTTTTTAAGTTTTGCTCTTGCTTCATCGCTAAACATAATAGTCTCCTAGAAAGGTATTTCATCTTCCATCTTGTCAAGGTCTTTAGGTGCAGGTTTATTTGCACTAACTTGACCATCGCTGTTAGGTTTAAACAGAGAAACCATAACACTATCTCTGTCACCACGATTAAAACCTGCTAGGTTTACATGAGGTTCTAATAGTGCAAAAGCACCACCATCATCACTTTGCATGACTACACCAATATTTACATATCTATTCTTGGTATCACCATTTGCATTAGTATAAGAACCCGATTTTACTGCCATATCATATAACTTCTTTGCCATTATTGCACTCCTTGTTTTAAAAATTGAACCGTATCATCAACTTCTGTTAAAAACTTATTGACTTCGGTTTCTAACATCTTAATGATATTCTCATCCCTGTCAACCCTTGCAACAAACATTTTAAGCTCTTCAGGAAAACTAGGGCAGTAACTTACAAAATCTACCCATTGCTTACCCGCACATGCCATTTGCCATTGCATTTGGTTTACATACTTACTTGGCACTTGTCTTGATATAAGTGTTTCTGTATGGTTATGTGGCTGTGGGCATTTAATTTCTAATAACCCATCGTCACCAACCAATCCATCAGGACTAGCACCCGACATTTCAATAGTAGGGTGCGTATAGAAACCGCACTCTTCTACTGAATTTCTTTGAAAGATATAAAAGTTCCTAGCTTCATCTTCCGTATCTATACCGTGTTGCATAGCTTCATTTACAAATGTCTTTGTTACATTACCTGTAAGGCGTTCAGTCACTAGCTGTATTCTATAAGACCTACGACTAGCACTTTCACCACCACTTCTTACTGTGGCAATGACATCGTTTAAACGACTAGCCGTTACTTTGCCTAGCCGTGCCTGAAACCACTCTTCACTCCTCTGTTCCATTGTTTTCTCCTCTAATCTTTTCTATAAACGCTTGGCACTCTTTCCTATCCTCTGCGTTCATACGGTTATATAAAGCTCTTGCACCCTCAAGACCTTGTTCATTGTAGGTCTTTTCTATTAGCTCTACGGGAGAGCCTAAAGGTATATCCTCTCCGTTGTATATGTATAAGCCAATACCATGTAATGCAATAGCTTTGGCAAGACAGCGTTGCATAGCTGTATTTATCTGCATTGAGTCGGGAGATTTTATCGCTTGATTGCGAAAGTTCAATACAGGCAAATGAGCAGTTCTCTCCTTGCCAAATGCTTTAACGGTGCAAAACACCATAAATGTATCATTATAATTAACAGGTTCACGAAACTCCCATGTTGCATTTTCGTCATGCTGTAATAAAACATCTACGGCATGTGACCAACTTAAATAGTTAAACCCATTCTTTGATTCAATGTGTTGAGAAACATCAATCTGTCTTAAATCATTATACTTACTCATTTGCTTCTCTCCATTGTTTATCAACTAAATCTTGATTGTAAAACTTTATGTCAGCTACATCACGAGCCTTGACTTGTGTAAGTAGCACCTTATGTCTTGCTTCCAATCTTTTAGTAAGATTGTTAAGACGATTTCTAAAGTCGTCTAATGTTTTGTTAATATTTTTGTAACCCATAATATTCTCCCAAAGTTAAAAGACAATATAATTATAAAACGATTTGCATTTATTGTCTAATTTATTTTACTTACCAATCTTTCTTCGTTTAAACGCTCTGTTACTTGTTTCCAATTACTTGATTTAAACACTCTGCCATCTTTAGCCTTAACACGATAAGCAATGTCTTGACCAAATTCTTTTCGTATTACTTTAATAAAATCATTAATGCTCATGGTCTCTCCTTATATCGTAATCCCTTTTTGTCATACCAAAAGTTAATCGTTGATTCACTATTCTCGCCTACAAAATTCCTTTGCTTTTGTATTATTAATTTAGCATCGGGTCTAACTCGTAACTCTTCCTCTGTTAGCACTCCATTTTCTGCCTGTCGCTCTTTAATAACATTACGCCATAAACATAAAATGTTGTCAGCAAGGTTTCGTATATGTCCGCTACCTAGAATATGATTGCTTTCAGGTATGCCAAATGATTCATCTAACTTCTTTGTATGGCAAACTAGAAAGATATGACAGTCAGTATCACGGGCTATGGTTGTTAGCCTATCTACAAACTTTTTCTGCCCGTCATAATTATCCTCTGCAATGTCAGACATTTTCATTAAACTGTCAACCACAAAGACTTTACAGCCTAGCACATGAACACCATAAAATATCATGGCTTCAATATCACGAGACGAGGTTGTGCCTTGTTGGTCGTAAATGTATAACTTGTCTTGTAATCTTTCTAAAAAATCTTTAATGTAACTATCTGTTGGTTCTTTACTACCCAAACATTGCGTAATCATTCTTTGCAAACTTAATACGGGCTTCATTTCCATACTTGCAATCACACATTTGGTCGTTTTTAACAAATGTATAATTAACTGTGAGAGCCACATGGTTTTCCCATGCCCTGATTGACCTTGTAATATAGTCACTTCGCCATCACGAATCCTAAAATGGTCGTGTGTCTTTTCCCAACCCATGAGCATACCTTGATTACCACCGCCATGATAAAAGTCTAATAAGGCTTTTTCATAGTCTGTTGTAGTTTTAACCTTGTAATCAATTTCTACATGCGTTTGATTATACTTGTCTACCACCTCTTTAGTAATGGTGACATGCTTCATCATCTCCCCTGTATTCATCATATGCCTCTAGTCTCCCATTTGTTATCAGGCATTACAGACCACCGCTTTTGGTTTAAGTATGTGTGCATATTAGGAATGAATTGTGGGTTCTTCCATTGCTCACAATGTATCATTTGTTTTAAATGTGCGATGATAGTCGTAAAATCCTTATCTAATTTATTAGCGTTCCATGTGTTTAAACATTTATCTTTTGCTATGCGTTTAGCAGACGGATACAATTCAAAAAACTCATCAAACATCTTGTTATCTTTTGGCTTCTTCTTAACACGAGTGGCAGACGGTTTCTTTTCCCATCGTTTAAACGCACTTGCTTTAGCTTTCTCGCTACGCTCATAGACTTTGTGTAACTCTTCGTCTATACGCTTATGATGAAAGCCGTCATCTTCCTCAACAAAGAATAGTTCTAGTATGTCTGCTATCTCTGTCTCGTCACATTCGCACTTCCTAGCCAATAACTTCATGTCATTAGGTAGGCAAGATTCTGTGTCGTAATAGAGCCATATCAATTCTAAATAGATAGAACGCTTCTTATGGCATAAGAAACTTGTGTCCCTCTTAAAGTCGCCTATGTGGTGGTTATAGTATTGCAATTCATTCTCCCTAGAATAAACATGGTGG